TCTTTTCGGTTTGGATTTACGTGGCATAATCAACCCCACGACAAAAACTCGCTATTAATCCTTTTTCAAGATCTTTTGAAATTGACCGTTAGTTTCGCGAAGCTGTAAATCTTGATTATTTTGCCCCATTCGCATTTGGATCATGTTTGCAATCGCCGCCTGGATCGGATTAATTGGTTCGGAACCCGATATTCCCATATTTTGCATAACTGCCGCCAATTTTGAATCAAGATCTGTGGCTAAAAACTCGCTAGATTCCCTTATTTCTCTATTAATTTGAGCCAAACCCCAAATAATGACGAAGATCTCAATTATTGTGCATGTTATAATTACAAGTTCGGTAAGCATACCCGATCCGACCCTTAAGCGGGTCTTAAAGGTTTATTTCTAATAATAATAATAATAATTATGTAATGTATTGTATGTATAGTATAGTATATGTAATAATTAATGATTTTATTACGCATGCCTGTAATAAATACACTTAATAACGCATATAGGGTCGGAAGATCATGGAATTGAGCCAAGATTTGATTAATCGCTTCGCAAAAGACATGACATCCAAAGGTCACCAGGTGATGAAATGCCCCGAATGTTTGGGTGCCCTTTGGGTCGAAGGTGATACTGATCCAAAAACCGGAGATCCAACAAATATGAAATTAATGCGATATTCAACGAAACAATCATGTCAAAAATGTTCAGATCTTCATACGGCGGTGTGTACTGATGAATAATACATTACTGAAAGTATTGAATCGCTTAGATGCTATTATTGATATGACAAATAATTGTGATCCAGAAGATAGATATGATAATTTATATTTTTTAGTTCAAGAGTTTATTGAAGAATTAGAAGAAGTGGTGATAATGCATGATTGATCGAATTAATGGCAATTTATCCCTTGACACTTCGGAGACTAATTATTTTCGATTAGCATTCGCTAAACTTCAATATCTATTTTACAAAGATCAAAAATGGAACTTTTTACCAGATCAAAGAATGGTTTTAGCAGATCCATTCGCGAGAAATTGTCAGCTTGCCGGGAAATTAACTAATGATCTAAATCCCGAAACTAGAGCGAATCATCATTTAGATGCAATAACTTTCATGGGATCATTGGACAAAGGTTCTGTTGATGCTGTCATATTTGATCCACCATTTTCTTCACATCAAGCCAAAAAATATGAAGGGCAAATAACTAATGTTTATACTCAATCTGGATATATCAAAAACATCATGACTGAAATTGATCGAACTTTGAAACCTGGTGGCTATCTTCTAAAGTTTGGATTTAATTCGACAAAACATAGACATTATTTTGATCTCGTTCATATGTGGATTGTTAATCATGGCGGAAATCATAACGATACGATCGTGACACTTTGGCAAAAGAATCAACATCATATTGATTCAATTATATGGGGTGAATCCGAATGAAACTTAGATGTAAATATTGCAAGATCGTTTTAGACTTTGAAACATTTGAAGAAGTCCAAAAAGAAAATAATACTCAATGTTGGGTAACTGTCAAAGGTGTTAATCATCATTTTAACGAAGTGGTGATGAAATGAGTCGGATCATTAGAACTGTAAGTTTATCAAAACGTACTGATGAATTAGCATCTAAAAAAAGCAATTTCTCTAAATGGGTTAGAGATCAATTATTATTAGATCATCAAAATGTTTCTTTGATCCATGTCACAAAAACGATCTTTGAAGAAAAAGGAATATGCAACCCGTTTGCAGATCCAAGATGCGGTATTTGTTATCCACATGGCAAGCCTAAGCCCGAAGATGGACGATTATTCAATACCGGACACATTTCAAAAGAAGTTCTCCAGGAACGGACTAAGAATCACTATGACGAAGTAATACCGAATATTAATCCAGAAATTGAAGAAGATCTGTCTCTAACCCCACATGTAAGCGAAAGAAAATATCTAAGACGCTTGATTAAGTGGTTAATTGAATGGATTTAGATCGAAGCCATCCCCATCAAAGGGATTGACATCGAGATTACCGATCACTTCACCTGGTAAATTGTAAGCCGCTTGCCCGGCACCGAATAACATCTCAAGACCTTGATATGTAAATTGATTTGATCCCGGCAAACTTTCGATCAATAATTCTGGAAGATTATTGTAAATAGAATATGCTTCGCCTTTTACTTCTTCGTAACCGTCTTGAAAATCTCCTATTAATTCTGAAACCGTAGTCTTAGCAAGATCTAAACCCCGAGATCCTAAATCCCATTTGAAGCCCAAATAAACCCCGTATAATGAAAGCATGGTAGCAACGAACGAAACATCCGATAACGCCGCTACGATCGGGTTCAAAACCCTATTAATCGAATAAGCCGTTGATGTTTGTTCAAGCATATTTCTTTCGACTTTACCCAAGACATATTCATGTCGAATAATTTGATCTGGTTTCGGCTTAGGCAAAATTGATCCCGAACCTTATTTTTTTATTAAAATTAACAGAGTAGTTAGATGTGGGCATGGTTGAAGGCATTACATTTTGAGTTATACCGTTAGTTTGCATATTCAATTTAGCACCTTGAGTTATTGTGGAATTATAACCCGTTCCAGTACCGTCCGTATTGATCCAGATTGTCGGACTATTTCCCGCCGCATAATTTGAAGTCCAAACATAAACCATCCAATACTTAGTGCCTTGAACTAAGGAAACCGTTGAAGCGGGTGAAGCTGATACAACGGCGGCAGTATTGCAATTAATATCCGCCTTCCCGCCAATGATCGAAGTAGGGTAACCATCTCCAGAATCAGCAAAAATAGCAGTTTGTAATATGTTAGTTCCGCCACCTGTTGAATTGACTCTGACTTCTATTGTTGAAATATTAGCACTTTGAGGTGAAACAAAAGGGAAACACATTACCGAGTTCGTTCCGATCGTTGAAGCACTTTGAGCCGTTCCACCATATGGTGCGGCGTCACCAGGAACGTAAGTGTCATTAGAAGAATTGAAAACTGATCCGAAACCAAAATCTCCAGATCCGCCGCCGCCGCCGCCCGAACTGGTGAATCCATTCCATTCACCCGCTACGGCCATCCTTGCCAATTGGATCAGTACAACCCGTCTTAGATCATCTTCGTTAATACCTTCAACAAATATTGATTGAGCCGCTTTTTGAAAATCTGAATAACTTAAGTTCTCAAGATCTTGAGTTTTTAGCAATTCGTATAATCGTTTGTCCTTATCGGCGTTAGGTAATGGCATAATTATTCCTCTTCATCGATCCAAATATACTCGGCGTCATCAGAATCATCGGGATTCACTATTATTATTGCCGGGATCATGACAAAAACCCGACCCAATCGCCTTTGCAAGCTGTAACTGCAAACTTAAGTAATACTAATCTTCTTAATTCATCTTCATTTAATTCCTCAACTGATAGAGGCTTTCCAATATCCATTACTGTGGGATTATCTCCAAGAGCAAAAGACTCAAGATCTTTGTTTTGTGATAATGTATATACTCTTGCAGATCTTAATTCGGCGTTAGGTAGTGGCATTCATATCACTTTATCTTGTTAAGCATCATTAAAGCCTCGTCACCAAGTTTCAATGCTTTAGTGTAAAAAGAAGGTGGAAGATCATTCATTCTTCCCCATCTGTATAATTTTTCAGATTTAGAAACAATTGATTTGCACATTCTTTTTGCCTGTGCTTTTGTCATCTTAGCCATTTTAATCACGCATTTGTTAATACTGAAGCTGTAAAGTTTAGAGCGACCGGGATCATTTCAGGACTCATCAAAGGTTGAACGCTTGCGGGATCTGAACAAGTTACTGCACCCGCTAAGTTTCCGAGATTATCGAATACTTGGGCACCGCCACCTGGACTTTCGATCTTTGCACCATCAATTGAAGTGAAAACTGCTTTTATAATTCTTTGACCTTGCAAAGTGTTTCCGATCGCGTTACCTGTTTGCAGATCTAAAAGTTGAGTAGTGGTTCCCGATGCAGGGGTTCCGACAAATATACGATCAACGCCTCTGTTAGTTCTTACGATCAAAGCCGCATCCCTTTCGCTTGCAGTCAATGTTAGAACACGCAATACATCGCCCGGTTGGAGAACTACCGGCGAACATAGCATTGGTGTGGATGAAGCGACCCCATTAACGCACACGGGAATAGTTGCCAAGATCAAACCTTGTCTTAGAATGTAAGCATATGAGATCCCGTTTAAAGCTGTAACTAATCCAGAAACTATTCTAGCACCTGGCATGTAATCTCCAATGTCTTGTGCTGTAACGGTAAATGCTGTCGCCGTTTGCAAAGTTGCTTCGGTTGATTCCGCAATTTCGCTAGATAATGGTATTTTTCGACCATCTGCCGCGTTTAATACGCCTGTAACTGTATTTGTAGCCATAATAATCACGATCCTTAGAGACGGATTCCCCTTCCGAGTGCAGGTCTTACAAGATTTCTGTTAATATTGTTGATCGGGGCACGTAAAAGACGGCGACCGATCTTAAATCCAACAGATACACCAAAAGCCTGTGCGGCCATTGGAACTAAGTTGCTTTGAAAATTGCTTGCCATGACGGAAACTGCTTGCCCTGGTGCCATCATCATATCATTAAGTGATATTTGATCCACGCCAACAGCAGTTGTAACGGTATTATCATAAAATTGAGTGGCTACCCCGGTTGTTTTGTAACCGATATCTCCAGATCCGGTAAAGAAATCCCAAACGCCGCCGCCCGTAGTGCCACGACTTAAGATCTCGGCATAAGTTAATGATTCTAAAGCATTTAAGACACTAAATGATCGTGGTGATCGTCTTTTCGGTTTGGATTTACGTGGCATAATCAACCCCACGACAAAAACTCGCTATTAATCCTTTTTCAAGATCTTTTGAAATTGACCGTTAGTTTCGCGAAGCTGTAAATCTTGATTATT